CTAATCTTGAGAGTGGAAATGACTTTAATGCTTATCCAATGTATGGCGGCCGTATGCGTTGTAATGTAGCCGATAACGGCGTAATTACAGCCTTCTACGGGGACGCCAATTACAAAGAAGATGGCACAAATGGTCAAGTAATGGTCTATCAGCCTAAGTTCTATTACCAACGTTTCCCTCTTAAGGTTGATAATGCAGTAAAAGGCCAAATTGTTCGCCGCGAATCTATTCTTATTTCTGCAGTCGAACAATCTGGCTTTAAACTTCATCCTCTATTTGATGCGGGTGATGGAGCTTCTTATGATTATGTACTTCTACCTGCCTACGAAGGCACCGTAATTTCTAACAAACTATATTCCATTGCGGGATTCCAGCCATCTACTAACCTAACAATTGAAGCTGCAGAGAATTGTGCTAATGTTCGCGGTGATGGTTGGCATATTATGAATATGCAGGCAATTAGTGCTAATCAAATGCTAGAAATGATTGAGTTTGGTTCTATGAATGGTCAAACTTCACTAGAAGATGGCATTTGTAACTTACCTCTTACTGCAAATGTAAACTGTTCTGCAATTACTGGTTCCACTTCAATCTTAGGTAATGCAACAGGTCATGCGGAAAGCACCATAAGTAAAAACAACGGTACTGATGTAACTAATACTACTGCTGGTACTCGCGCAATTACCTATCGCGGTATGGAGAACCCATGGGGCAACATATGGCAGATGATAGGTGATACTATTATTAAAGGTGATGGAGTTTCTCAAGGGGGCCAGCCACATATTCTCAATCACAGCACTAATGAATATGAATACGTTGGCTTCAATCTTCCCGCAATTTACGGATGGATTAGCGCTATGGGATATGGTAACATAAAATATGATTGGGTATTACTCCCAATTGAATGTGCTAGTACTGCGAATAGTTTACTTCCAGTAGGTGACAATTTATGGACAATATCCGGCGTTTCCGAAGACAAAATTATTGCAGTCGGTGGTACATATGAATATAAGGAAAATAATGGCCCATTCTATTACGCGGCTGACCGCAATGTTGCGGAGAGTGCACGCCATAACTATGGTGCTCGCTTAATGTATATTCCAACTAAAAACTCTATTTATACTGCTAATATTAACAAGTGGAAACAACATATAGGAGGTTGATGGCTATGAAAGTATATAACAAAGTGCACAGTATTGCGCGCCCATTAGATATTGAAATAACTGCTAATGCCGTTTATGTAGCATCAAATATTACTCCTTATGAAGAAGAAATTGATGGGCGCATTATTAGCGGCTATGAGTATACTTGTATTGATTATACTAAAGATGAATATTTAGTAAAACTCACACAAGAAAATAGCAATTTAAAGCAATAGATTTTAGATACTCAACTTGCACTAACAGAGTTATATGAAGGAGGAGACGTACTATGATAAAAGTATATGCCAATTTAGTTATCAATGGCCTTAAGACTTTAGAAGAAGTCCCTCTTAAATTAAGAATGGCAGTGGAGGCCCTAGTTAGGGCCTCCTCAAATACTTGACAATTTACTATAAAATATGATATAATAAAAGAAAAAGGGAGGTAATATTGTTTATGGATATTACTCAAATTTTACTTGGTATCATTATTCTATTAGGTGGACTAATTAGTACATTTATTATCCCATATGTTAAGACCCATGTTTCTGTCGAATAGCTAACACTTCTTAGCGGCATCGCGCAGACGGTTGTATATGCGGCTGAGAAGATTTTTGGCGCGAAAATGGGTAAGGATAAGTTAGCTTATGCACTAGACCTAGCCAAGAAACTACTAGCATCTAAGAAATTATCCTTTGATGAAGACGTAATTCGTGCTGCTATTGAGTCTCAGGTACAGCAGCTTAGTATTGAAAAAACTACGGCTGAAACTCCTGCAGTAACAGTAACTGTTCCAACAGTATAATGATAGTATATGTAAATACACCGAATAAAGGAACGGTTAATATGCGTGCGGAGCCTAATCGTTCCGCGCGCATACTAGCCCGAATCCCTTATCAAACTAAATTAGATGCAACAATAGTAGATTCGAATTGGTATCAAGTCTCTTACAATGGAAATATAGGTTATGTAATGTCAGAGTTTCTTACTGATAATATAAATATCCTATAGGAAATATATGATAGCTTAAAAGCAACACTTGCTCTTATAGAAAAAGCATTAAAGTGAGGTATTTTATGGAAGAATATGGATGTTCTTATTGTTGGGACGCACGCAAGAAGAAAGAAAAACCAGTATTATTTTTCTTTGATGCGGCAAACAATTATCGAGAATGTGATTACTGCCCAAAGTGCGGCAGAAAATATGGGGAGGTGCCAATAAATGAATAGTTGGAATCAACCACAGACTCAGACACAGATGCAGTTTAATCCTTATGGCTATTAGCCAAGAACTTTTAATTTACCTACTTATCGCGCCGACCCTATTCACGGTGAAAATGCCGCTTGGCAATTCCCTATGGGCGCAAATAGTGAAATCTATTTGCCAGATGCAGATAGAGATATAATTTGGTGGATAAAGACCGATATGAATGGTAATAAACAGGTAACACCTTTTGATGTTAAATTACATCAAGAACCGGCGCCAGTTGATACACAAGATTTAGCCGCACGACTCGCGGCCGTGGAGGAATGGATAAATGGCAAGTCTAATAAGTCAAATGCGAAACGGAATGCCCCAGCGGCCACAACCGCAACCCCAGCAACCGAACCTTGATGCATCTATTGAATAGGTTCGCGGCATGATGAATATGTTAAAAATGTCATAGAACCGTGAACAGACACTAATGGGAATGATTCAGTAGAATCCCCAATTCGCGCAAATTGCGGCTATGATGAAGAATAATCCAGGTGGATTAGAAGGTGTTGCGCGACAAATGGCACAACAAAATGGAATTGATATAAACTAGCTTATAGCTTAGTTAGGAGGTAAATAATATGAATACAATTGAGTTTAATAATACGGAGTTTCAGGTTGAAAGTTATAGTAAGAATACGTATCTAAGTGATGGGCATATTACGAGTAATGCCAATTGCTCTGTTATTGTAAATGATATTTCAGTACTAAATGCACTAATGCAGGATACTATTACTTCTATTCGGATTAAATATAATGATAATGTGATTTATCATCTAGATAATATTAATGCTCATATTGATACTATTAGTGAGTACCTAAATGTAGATAGAATGAATATTACTGTAAATCTAACATTTGACAATGAATAATTTTATATGATATAATATAATTGCAGTATCGGGCTGCTGCTTAGCGCCAGTTTGGTGCTGCAAGGTAAGGG